AGTAGAAGCTGGAACAATCCATTGGAATGTTGGTTCTCTTCATGTGTATGAGCGCCACTTTAATTATATTGAAGATGAGATGTTTGAGCGTGCGAAAAAGGTCGCTGCACATCTAGCGGATAATGCAATGGGCAATTATTTTAAAAGCGTATCTGAATTCTATGATTAATGAAATAGCCAATATAATCAATAACCACTCATACATAGTAGATCAGTGGTTGATCGATCATTTAGATCAAGAGTTTAACAAAGGAAGTTATAGTAATAGATTAAACATTGATGCTCTTGCTCTTGAAATAACAGCTAAACGCGTTGGCCTAATGCAAACATTAGATGAAGTAGATGGAGAAGCGTATCAATGGAGACATGATTGGGCATTCTCGAAAGATGTCTTAATTGATTTAAAGCGAAAACCAGATAAGTATGATAATATATGTTTAACTGGAATATTCAAAATGGTTGACTCATATCATAAAAATCAGCTTACTCACATTGTTGCATTTTCTCAAAACATTGAAACTAATTATAAAATTGGACAAAAGCTAACATTTAAGTTTGAAGGTATGCTTCCATTAAAAGAGGCGATTAAAACCGCAGTAAAAACATCTGGAGACTATAGTCTTTTAAATGTTAAATATTTACAACACGTATAAATTATAGTATAATATTATTATGAAATCAGAAAAAGAATCAATCAAAGTATTACAAGAATGTGCAGAATTGCAGATTAAAAAGGGCAATGATTACCAAAACCCCAATAGTCGTATTCGACAAGCAGATTATTATCCACGTGGAGTAGCGACAATTCTCGATATCGTTTATGCGAAGGTGCTTCGTATGCAATCTGTCATTGAAGCAATGGAAAATGATCCAAACTATGATCCCAACTTTGAATCATTAGAAGACTCTGCAAAGGATTTGATTAATTATGGTTCATTCATTGTTTCTTATATGCGTGGAGGTATGGATGGTCAACGCATCGATCGTGATTTTCTAAATAAAAAAATTACATTAAATGATGTCAAATAAGTGGCATAAACGATATATTGAACTAGCTCGCACTATTTCGGCGTGGTCGAAAGATCCTTCTACTCAATGCGGTGCAGTAATAATTGGAAAATCTGGTCAAGTTTTATCTCAAGGATATAACGGATTTCCAAGAGGTATGCGTGATGATAAGACATTATATCAGACTCGTGAAGTTAAATATAATAGAATTGTTCATGCTGAAATGAATGCCATTTATAATGCGTCTCGATCTGGAGTGTCACTCGAAGATTCTACAGCATATATACATGGACTTCCGTGTTGTCACGAATGCGCTAAGGCAATGATTCAAGTTGGAATTAAAGAAGTCGTAATGCATTCATCTAATGATCCGCGTTGGAATGATTCATGCCTAATGGCAAAAGAATTCCTAGATGAAGCAGGAGTAAAAATCACCTATATATAATATATGCTCAAAACTACGAAGTATTATGAAGAGTTTAAATATTATTTTAAACTTGCGAAGGATCAACAAGACAAGTCAAACTTAGGTCATATACCGCATAAAGATTCTCAGCTTGGCGATGATCTTATGGAAAACATTGAGCTATATGATGTTGTCGAAAGAAAATTTGCGGGGTTTAGTCAGATCGTAAATGATTGTTTTTATGGTTGGTCAAAAGATCACCCATATTGGTCTCGAATGGAAGCAGGACTTTATACGTCACAACGTAAAGAAGTTGCAATGAATTGGAACAATAAAAGAGAAGTATTTGGATTACCAGAATGGCTCTATGTTTTAATACTACATCGCGTTTGTGGTTCAGCTATTAATTATGCTACTAAACCAAGTGGATATCATAACACATTATTGTTTGATCTTTGGCAATCTGATACGATTGAAGAGATGTGCCATCAAGTAAAGTATGCACAAAAGACATTCTATACATCAGTTGGATATCAGTTTCCTGCATTTCCTAAACCACCTAAAGCAAAAATAACAGCCGAACCTCTTTTTAATATTGAAGGAGATTATCAATATAAACGAGGAGGAGATTACTTCTTATGTGAGTATGCACCAAGATTGGCTAGAGAATTGGCACACTTCTTAGAAGAAAGCAAAAGAAAGTTTGATCTAAGAGAGATTGGTGAGTGGATGTTTAAATGGAATCAAGATAATGGATTACGCGTTTATCGTTTTCAATATGCAGCAGTGATTGCCGATATTGCTGATTGGTTTCCCGAATTTGTTAATAAAGAATCAATGTTCTATTATGGTACTAATGCTGTTGAATGTATTGGATATTTAGCAGACACACCCAATGGTAAAGGTAAAAAGTCAGAAGAGTTTTTAGATTCTGTAATGAAAATGATTTATAATGATACTGGTTCAGTTCCGTATAATGCTGAAGACGTAGCGTGTGACTTTATACGTTGGATTGAAAACTATGTTCGTCCAGGGTCTGATTATAATCATATAGATTTAGATGCTGTATGGAATTCATCTTCTATTAAGGATCACCCTTATGGAAGACAGAAAGCAATGCTAGATCTTAATTTAGTAAAAACGTTTAATGGAATAAAGAATCATCCTTCAGATGACGCGATTCTTAAAGAAAATGGAATATCAGTTGAGGAATACAAAGAAAAATGCAAAACACTTTAGAAAACTTTATCGATGAAGATGCTTCATTTAAAATTACGTATCCTAATTCATCTGAACCGATTCTTAAAAAGGGTAAACCAACAAATTGCCTATTAGAGAATTATACTCTCGAAGAACGTTTTCAAAAGTTCTTTGAGTTTTGTAGAGCGTATGATGTAAGAGAGGAACCACTTCTTAAAGCAAATCCACAGCAGTTCTCTCATCGATTACATTGGGATGAAATGCCATACGTAGATGAGATGAAGAATGAGAAAGATCTAAAAACTCTTTTGCATCACACTATCGTATGGTCATTCAGTAACGAGCATTGGTTAACGTTTAGAGCATTACGTGATTATGGTATCGAAGCCATGAAGACTCGGTTTGAAACTGAAAGGCATGCTCGCTCTGATCTTTTTCAGATCTACTATCCAAAGGGAACTATCGTACGAAACTGGTTATGTGAAGTTCCTCAACAAATTGCAGAAGATTGCTATTCGATTCTAGAATCTGATAGAAAACTTACGATGATGGAGTTAGCGTCTAAGTTAGAACGTCATACAAAAAAGAAGTTTGGTTTTAGAAATGTGATGTATCCATTTAAGAATCTTTCTCGTCATATTGCAATGGCTCGTCCTGATTTAGTAGATCCAGAATCATGGGTTACTCCAGGTACATTATCATTCTATGGATTGTGGCAACTCTTTGGAGGTAAAAACCTATTTGGTAAAACAAAGTTTGAATTAGATGAATCGACTGGATCATATACACCAATCAATGATCCAGCGAAAGAGCTTGTTCGCCAATTCAATGAGGTCGCAGCCCATCCAGATAATCCAATGAAGCGTCAATACAATATTAATATCGAAGATAAGGCATGTATGTGGTGCAAACATCTCTTTATTCGACATGGCATAAAGGGAACTACTAAGAAAATCCCATATGAATGGGTTTATCCAAAGTCGTTTTCACTCAAAAAAGAATGTACTTAACATCTAATATACGGTATAATTATATAATTAATGGCTCATAATAAACACATAATAGACAATTCGAATAAAGACATTGACTGCTTATTATTCGAAGGAGTAAGTAGTCGACACGAGGCTCGAGAATATTATTTAAATTTGGCAAAAGATTGGGAAGATCCTAATCCAAAGCCAGTTATTACGAATCACGAAGGAGTGCGAGTTATTCGAGACGATCTTATTGTTGGTAGTAAAGTACGAGGTGGTGATTGTCTTATATCGAGTATTAAATCAAAAACTCTTGTATATGTTCAGCCTCGAACTGGATTAGCTGGAGTATCTATTTTAGATGTTGCAAAACGTCATGGTAAAAAGGTAAAGCTATTCATGCCTTCATCGAAGAGAATCTCACATCACCAAGCGTGTTGTATTGAGAGAGGTGCAGACTATGAATTTCATCGTATTGCTGCAATGCCAAATCTAAATGCGATCGCTAAAAAATGGGCAGATGAAAATGAAGATAGTTGTTTTATTCCCCTTGGGTTAAAGCATTATATGGTTACAGCAGGATTTGTAAAAGTTGCATCTCAAATCCCAGAACCAGAGGAAGTTTGGACTGTAATATCAACTGGTGTTCTACATCGAGCTTTACAAATCGCATGGCCAAACGCTAAGTTCCACTGTGTTGCAGTATCACGTAATATGAAACAAGGTGAAATCGGCCATGAAAATATTATCTCACATCCTTTACCCTTTACCACATCAATTAAAGAAGATCTTACTCCATTTCCATCTGTAAATACATATGATGGCAAAGCATGGAAATATATTCCCAAAAATACTGGAAGAGACATTCTTTTTTGGAATGTTGGAACTGAACCCGAATTAGAAGACGAATCAATTTACGATAGAATCGATTCTTATAGAAAGTGGAAAAAAGATGAATAAAATATTACTAACTGGTTTGGGTCCTATTTCAAATAAGATTCATTCACATAAAGCAGCACAAGCTATTATCTATGCTGATCAATTAAGAGAAGCTGGATATGATGTGACTATCAATCTAGTGTCTGATAAAGTTGTAGATTATAGTCCCTATGATGAAATTTTCTTTTATCACGGCAGTGATTGGAGTGGTAATCTCAATCTGTTTGGAGGAATTCAAGCATATCCAAACAAAAGGTTCTTAGTTGCTCTATCAAAATTTAAGGGTAAGATAACTTCTATCATGATTGATTTTCCTGACTATGCATCAATGTTTGAAGATCGTCTCACAAAGGCTAATCTTATATGGGATGAAGTTGACTGGAACAATCTAAAAAACTTACAGAAATACGCTACTGAGACAGTTGATCCAAATATGATTAAACGATATCGCAATATTGCAATTGGAGATAGTCACGCTATTTGTATGTATCGTCCGAAATGGGAAAATGTGTCTCGACCGTTTTCAACTTTACATGGATCAATTAATAGAGGGTTTGAAACCTTTCTGCCAGACAATGGCGAATATGATATTATCGAAACATACTTTGGTAACATTGATATTCGACACCATCTGTGCAGATTCGAAGATTCGCTTTTAGAAGCAAAGAAGTTGGCAGATAGATATTCAGCGGAACTCGATCGTATATCAAAAAAACTAAACGTTAAGACTCTTGCGTATGAGCCTCTTCCAATTGAGAATGAATCACGTAAAGTTCCTAAGACAGGTTGGTATAAAGGAACACCATTTTTTGGATCATGGCAAGAACGAAATGATGTAAGAGAAGCTTTTATCTCACAGCTTAAGTTAAATACTGATGTATTCGAATGGACCGGTCCACTAAAAAATCATTCTCGAGAACTTAGCTTTGATGTAATGGAAAAACCGCAATCTGTACATCTTTCTCGCGCGTCATACCCGCACTGGCAGGGTAAAGAATGGACCGAACCAACGATTGAAGTTGGTAACTTAGATCTATTCTTTACATAGATAAAGCTTTACAAACGCTCACATTTATGTTATAATTAAACCTTAACTTAAAAGATGCAAACCTTTCTTATAAACCTTGAAATATTTTTGCAAGTTGTAATGCTATTGATAATTACTTTAGCATTTACGTTTGCTTTATACAAAAATAAATAAAATTATGTCACTACTAGAAAAACTAAAAAAATCAAGCCGAGTTGCTGGCACAGATGTGCTATCTGACTCTAAATTATTCAGAGAAAAGGAGCTTACTACTACAGCGGTTCCTATGGTAAATGTCGCTTTATCTGGAAGTATAAACGGTGGATTAGCTTCAGGACTTACTGTCCTTGCTGGACCATCAAAACACTTCAAAACATCATTTGCTCTACTTATGGCATCATCATATCTAAAAAAGCATAGTGATGCAGTACTGCTCTTTTATGATTCAGAGTTTGGTTCACCACAATCATATTTTGAGGCATTTGATATTGATACATCTCGTGTTCTTCATACACCAGTTACAAATATTGAAGAGCTTAAATTTGATCTTGTTCACCAATTAAATGAAATTAGTCGTGATGATAAGGTAATTGTTGTGATCGATTCTGTTGGTAATATCGCTTCGAAGAAAGAGGTCGAAGATGCTGAGAATATGAAGTCTGTCGCAGATATGACTCGTGCTAAAGCACTGAAGGGTCTATTTCGCATGATTACTCCGATGCTGACATTGAATGATGTTCCACTTTTAGCAATCAATCACACATATATGGAGCAAGGAATGTTTCCAAAGGCAGTTGTTTCAGGTGGAACTGGGGTGATGTATTCTGCCGATAATGTATGGATTATTGGTCGTCGACAAGAAAAAACTGGCACTGAGGTTACAGGGTATGACTTTGTAATTAACATTGAAAAATCACGATTCGTTAAAGAGAAGTCTAAGATTCCTATTTCTGTATCTTGGGAAGGTGGTATTGAAAAATGGTCAGGTCTTACTGAAGTTGCTATTGAAACTGGTCACGTTGTCAAACCAAAGAATGGTTGGTATATGGCAAAGAATCCAGAAACAGGAGAAGAACTCTCTGGCAATGTTCGTATGAAAGACACATTGAATAAAGATTTTTGGAATAACATTCTAAACAATACTAATTTCGCAAAGGTTATTGAAGAACGATATAAGGTTGCATATAGATCTATATTGGGTGATGATGACATTAATAAAATCGAAGAAGATGAATAATAAAAAATACATCTTTGTAGAAAAAAAGGATTCTGAACTTTATTCATTAAAGATTGTACAAGGATTATATAACAATGTAATATATACGTATGGTGCAGTTACTATTGAAGAAGATGTTGAAAATGACTTAGCACGTCTTAAATTCAATTATGTTATTGAAGAAGTTCCACCTCCATATTCAAAAGAAGAGCTTGAAGAAAGCGATGAGTTCCGAGATTATATCGGAGATATATTAACAGAAATATTAGAAGATCAAACAGCACAAATTGGTAATGCAAGACATACAGACGATAATACTGAAATCATTGACGAATAATGAAGCATTCCTTAGAAAGGCTCTTCCTCATATTAAAAAGGAATATTTTGAGGATCAACATAAAGCAGTCTATGATCTATTCTTAAAGTTTGTTACTAAGTATAATAAGTTGCCAACACCGACTATTCTTGAACTCGAATTTCAAGAATCTGAATATAGTAATCGTCCAATAGCAAATGATGCACTTGCTCTAATTAAAACACTTCATGAAGATAATAAGGTTGAATTAGAGTGGCTAATAGAATCAACTGAAAAGTGGTGTAAAGATAGAGCTGTATATCTTGCACTGATGGAGTCAATATCCATTGTTGATGGCAAAACTGATAGGGCCGAAGGAGCAATTCCTGATATTTTGACCAAGGCCCTATCGGTCACGTTTGACACAAATGTTGGTCACGATTATTTTGAAAATGCTGAACAACGATATGAGTTTTATCATCAAAAAGAAGATAAGATTCCATTTAATATCGAACTTCTTAATACCATTACTAAAGGCGGTGTACCAAAGAAGTCTCTTAACATCATATTAGCTGGGACTGGGGTTGGAAAATCTCTTGCGATGTGTCACTTTGCTGCAGATGCTCTTGCACAAGGGAAAAATGTGTTATATATTACTCTTGAGATGGCTGAAGAGAAGATCGCTGAACGTATTGATGCCAATCTGTTTGACGTAGATATAGCAACTCTTACAGACTTAAGTAAGGATGCTTTTATTAACAAAGCACATCTTGTAAATAAAAAGACACATGGTAAATTAATCATTAAAGAATATCCTACAGCAGTTGCACACGTTGGTCACTTTCGTTCTCTCTTAAGTGAGTTAAAGATGAAAAAGAAATTTCTTCCAGATGTCATCTATATTGATTACTTGAATATTTGTTCTAGTTCTAGAATTAAAGGATTAGGTGGATCTATTAATACATATTCTATGATTAAAGCAATTGCTGAAGAAATTCGTGGTCTTGCAGTTGAGTATAATGTACCTATTTGGTCTGCTACTCAAGTTACTCGTACTGGATTTGGTAATTCTGACGTAGAGATTACAGATACATCTGAGTCGTTTGGTCTTCCAGCAACAGCTGACTTAATGATTGCCCTTATATCTACAGAGCAACTTGAAGGTATGAATCAAGTAATGATAAAACAACTAAAAAATCGATATAATGATCCAACACAACATAAGAGATTTTGTGTTGGAATTGATCGATCTAAAATGAGATTATACGATTTAGAGGATTCTGCCCAAGTTTTATCAAGCGACAGCACTTCTCAAAATAGCGCTATTCCACAATCAGACTTCTCAGCATTTAAAATCTAATGTTTATTTGCGTTAAAGGCTCAACAATATCTAATAGAGAGATGGCAGAAGATATCGGCTATTTTTCTCTTAGCATTTTAGCTCCGCGATTACGAAATAGCAATAAATTGGAGGTTGACATTTCGTTGATTAAAAATTTAAAAGAAAAAGAAGATGTAGTAGGAGATTGTGTTTGGGAAGATAGTTCATATATGCCTAGGCATTTTACAATACGAATTGATTCTTCACAATCAAAACATGATATGCTTCAAACTGTTGCGCATGAAATGGTTCACGTGAAACAGTTTGCTAGAGGAGAGTTAAAGGACACTGACTCATTATCTATCTGTAAATGGAATGGTAAAGATATAAATCATATGAAAACGCATTATTATGATTGCCCATGGGAGATTGAAGCTCATGGTCGAGAACGCGGCATATTTATACGATGGGTCGAACAAAGTAAATGGAAAAACTGCAAATGGGCCAAATATTAAAATGTAATATATTATAAATAGAATAAATACATTACATTAATATGGGAACTATGCTAAATTTCAAAGATTCTTTTCTATTTGAAGAGAGTGAGTATCAGGGTAAAAAGGTTACTCTTAATAAACCGTTTCGTGGGAATGACGGTAAGAAAAAGTTCTACGTATATGTAAAGAACGAAAAAGGTAATATCATTAGATTAGGGTTTGGTGATCCTAATATGGAGATTAAAAGAGATGATCCTGAAAGACGCAAGAGCTTTAGAGCGCGTCATCAATGCGATACTGATTTAGGTCCTAAGTGGAAAGCAAGATATTGGTCATGCAAATTTTGGGAAAAAGGTAAATCTGTCACTGACTTGACATAAGATGGCAGAAAAAAATAATAGTAATAAGCTAATAGCATATTTTAGAAGTGTGCTTACGGTGCCAATGCCTAAAACATCAAGAGGTGGTCCGCACCTAAGAACAGCTATTGATGGAGCCTTTGAACCTATTTTAAAAAAGGTAGCAAAGATAAAAATTGAAATGATGGAAAAGTCGATCAGCGGATCATTTCCAACATATGAGATTACTACACTCGAAAAAATTGGTGACATTCCACGTGGAACAAAAATGTTGTATGTCAATTCGAAGAGTTCTAAGGGAACAGTTAATAATAAAGAATTTACTCCAGATAATCTGGGATTTGCTGGTAAAAAATATACTTCAGATCAACTCAATACAACTCTAGTTAAAACGATCAAAGCGCATCCAAAATTTTCAAAGGTTGGAGCCTTTATGTTGTCAATCATTGAATCGAGTAATAAAGATTTAAAATCTGTTAAATATGGAGATTCTGTAACATCTTCTGATATATCGAAAATCGCAAAGGACTTTGGAGAGTTAACTGGAGCTCTTTGGTTATTAAGAACCATATATAAAAACAAGAGTAATAAGGTCTATTTTCCATTAGCAAGTAACGAACCATTGATTGATTATATCGTTGAGACAAAAACTGGAGATAAAAAAATATCAGCTAAAGCTGGAAAGGGTGCACCACCCAGTATTAACGTTGTAGCTGAAGAACTTAAAAGCGGAAATATTAAATTAGATTCAAAAGAAAAAAAGCATGCTCAGGTGATTATTGATATAGCAGATAATAGCACGATTGGCGGAATCATTGAGGCATCAAAATCTTATAATACTCCAGGTTATAGAGCGATCAAAAAGATAATATCTAAAGTTACTAGAGATAATATTGAAAACTATTTAAACGGCTTCTCAAAATGGGATAATGCTAAAAAAGACTTAGAACCATATTATAGAGCAACAAAACGAAATGTCTCTGAAATGATGTGGAAAAGAATCTATGAAGGAGCAAATACAAAACAAAGAAAAGACGGTATTATTATATCTCCAATGGGCTATCATTTAGTAGATGAGTTAAATAAAGATAAGGGTATAACTGATCTTCTTAATAAAGTTTTATCATCATTAACGGTGGAACAACTCTATTTAAATACAAATGGAAAAAACTTATCGTACGAGCTTATTCCATTTAAAGATGGAAAATTTCTTTTTCATTATAACGCAAATGCCGGAAACCCTTCTCTAAAAAAGATTTCATTTAAAATGAAAGTATAGTTAATATAGCCAAATTCACAGTATAAACTCAATCAAAATAAATTAAAATGTCTTGGGTAACAATAGTACAAAATCCTATATGGGAATATGATGACAATCCACCAAACCCTGGTGGTGCTCAGACTGCATTATGGCAGACTGGAGTTAATGGTATTCGCACCAATCCTCGCGGCGAAAAACTTTATATGAATGTTCGCCATAAAGTACTTCATGCGGACTATCCTTCTGTCCCTAGTGAAATGAGTAAAACTTTTTGGGATGAAACTGGATTCTACAAATTTGATGAGTCTATTATAGGTGCACAAGTTGAATTTGTAATTAGCACAACTTCTGATCAAATTATTGAATGGGGCGATGATACACGGGATGATATTAGCGCTGGAACAACTACTATCACACATACATATTAGAATGCTATCTTTCAAAACATATCTATCAGAAGCCACTGGCAAGAATACTCATATGACCCACATCGAGGATCGTGTGATCTATGGCGGTGTCAAGGGCGCCCGAGAAGCCATCTTTGCTTTGAGAGCAATGAGAGATATGTTGGCTGGTAACAGTAATGAGAATTATGATGTTACTGTTAAATGGGATGGAGCACCTGCCGTATTTGCTGGTATCGACCCAAATGACGGTCAATTCTTTGTTGCGAAAAAGGGTATCTTCAATAAAGACCCAAAGGTTTATAAATCAGAAGCTGATGTTCGTGCTGATACATCGGGAGATCTTGCGAATAAGCTATCCGTTGCATTCAACGAATTGAAGGACATGGGTATCAAAAATGTTATTCAAGGTGATATCATGTTTACAAAGGGAGATGTAAAAAAAGAAACGATTGATGGCGAAGCTTATTATACATTTCAGCCAAACACAATTGTATATGCTATTCCTGTTAGATCAGATTTAGGTAAACAAATTGCTAAAGCAAATCTTGGAGTAGTATGGCACACAACATATAAGGGCAAAGATTTTCCTTCAATGAAAGCATCTTATGGTGTCAATCTAAAAGAGTTAAAACAAAAATCTTCGGTTTGGTATCAAGATGCTCAATATAGAGATGTGACAGGTAAGGCAAGTTTATCTGCAGTCGATACTAAGCAAGTAAATGATGCTTTATCTCAAGCTGGTAGAATTTTTCAAAAGATTGCCGGAACAACATTGAGACAATTAGAATCTAATATTGATCTTGCTCGGCAAATTGAAACGTTTAATAATACTCTTGTTCGTAAAGGAGAACGAATCGCATCACCAACAAAACACGTAAGTGATCTTATTGTATGGTTTAAAAATAGATTCGAAAAAGAAAGACAAAAACGTAAATCCGAAAAAGGTAAAGAAGCAATTGATGCGAAAGAACAGGAATTAATGGCATTCTTTTCGAATGATAATAAAAAGAACCTTGAACTTATATTTGAGCTTCAGAATGCTATTATAGACGCAAAACTTCTTATTATAAATAAACTAGATAAAGTAAAACAACTTGATACATTTGTACGTACTAAGAATGGTTTTAAGGTTACAGGTTCAGAAGGATTCGTTGCCATTGATAAGACTTCTTCTGGTGCCGTTAAATTGATAGATAGATTAGAATTTTCAATGAACAATTTTTCACCAGATGTAATTAAAGGATGGCAAAAATGAAATCTCCACAATTTAAAAGAAAGATAAAATGAATAAGTTACCAGAAAAAATTCTCAATTTTAAAGATTTCTTAGTAGTTGACTATACTCAACAAGCTGGAACCGATGTGGATCCAGACGGAATCTTAGCATATAATAATGCCAAAAGAAAAAAACAAAGCTTAGGTGGCGGACCGAATGAATCAAAAGTAAAGGAAAAATAATACTATGTTGGTGAAGGGGTTTAAACAGTTTAACGAAGAGAAGTCCAAATCGGTAACGTTTACGTTTGGTAGATTTAATCCGCCTACTATTGGACACGAAAAGCTTATTTCGAATATAGTTGATGCTGCTAAAGGCGGAGACTATAAAATTTTCGTATCGCAATCTAATAAACCCGAAAAAGATCCTCTTCAATATAAAGAAAAAGTAGGAATCATGCGTAAGATGTTTCCGAAATATGCTCGGAACATCATCTTTGATACGAATATCGTTAATATTTTTGATATTGTTGTGTCACTTTACAATCAAGGTTATAGCGATATAACAATGGTAATTGGCGCTGATCGTATCAAAGACTTTAAAACTTTACTTCTCAAGTATAATGGTATAAAGGCACGCCACGGCTTTTACGATTTTGATAGTATTACATTCAAGTCTGCCGGTGATCGTGATCCAGATGCAGATGATGTTTCAGGAATGTCTGCTTCTAAAATGAGAACAGCAGCAAAATCAGGAGACTTTCAGTCATTTGCTAATGGTCTTCCAAAATCATTCGGAGATAAACTATCAGTATTTAATCTTCTTCGTAAAAGAATGGGATTAAAAGAAATGAATAGTTTCCGAAAGCATATTCAGCTTCCAACTATTTCTGAAAAACGAGAGAAATTCGTTGCAGGAGAAATCTTTAATATTGGTGATAGAGTTCAATGCCAAAAAACAAATCAAAATTTTACTATAGTTGAACGCTATACAAATTATGTTACAAGTTCTATTGGTACTAAGTATTTCATTAATGATTTGGAAGAATATTTTGAAGAATCGGTAAATCCAAAGTATCATGCTGGATTGTCAAAGTCGACTAAAGATAAACGACAAGCGCAATTTAATAAACAAGCTAAAATGGATGATGATAATCCAGCAGCTTATAAACCAGCCCCAGGAGATGCTACAACTGAAACAAAACCTTCGAAGTATACTAAGAAATTCAAGGATATGTTCGGTGAAGAATTTCAAGAAGGCGTAGATGATCCTGCAATCTTTAAGGCGATATTCCTCGCAGGTGGCCCAGGTTCGGGTAAATCATTTACAGTTGGTAAGACTGGTTTAAGTGCCCTCGGATTTAAATTGGTAAACTCTGATCCTGCTTTTGAAAAGGCAATTGAAAAAGCTGGTGGTGTAATGGAGCCAGAATTTATCTTCTCACCGAAAGGACAAGAAGTTCGCGCAAAGGCAAAAGCTTTAACATCTAAACAAATGGACCTCTATATTCAAGGTCGTCTTGGCCTAGTGATTGATGGAACAGGTAAAGATTATGAAAAGATTAAAAAGCAAGCTTCTAAATTAAAAGAAATTGGCTATGATGTAGCTATGATTCTTGTTAATACTGATTTTGATACAGCAGTTAAAAGAGATTCTCAAAGAAATCGAACACTTGGTCCGAAACAAGTGAAGATTATGTGGGATGAAGTTCAAAAGAATATCGGTAAATTCCAATCATTCTTTAAAGATAATTTTATAATTGTAGATAATTCTGAAGGAGCAAATTGGCAAAAAGCAACTACTGATGCCTATAAGAAGATGAGTAAGTTTGCTGATGCAACTCCAAGAAATAAGATTGCGAAAGATTGGATTAAGCAACAACTTGGTGAAGGTAATGAAACGGATGTTGAAATGCTTAGCCTTCTAAAAAAGGCATTAGCATCTACTCCCGGTTCATCTAATCAAAAGAAAATTATTCAACAATTGAATACACTTCGTACGAAAGCTGGATGGAAAAAAATACCTATAAGTGAAAGTACCGAAGAAGGTATTCGCAATAAGGCTGAAAAGACTGGCATCTCATATTCTATTTTGAAGAAAGTATTTGATCGCGGTGTAGCTGCATGGAGAACAGGTCATCGTCCTGGAACTACTCCAACCCAGTGGGGATTTGCTCGAATTAATTCATTTGCCACTGGAGGCAAAACAAGAACAACCGCTGATAAAGATCTTTGGGCTCAGCATAAAGGTAAGAAAGAATCAATTGAAGAGTCAAAGGATTTCGAACCGCATTGGATGTATGATCCAAAAACTGGAGAAAAAGAAAAGGCTGAAAAACCTGAAGATCACGAAAGACTAGCAGCTAAAGGTTGGACACATGAACCAACTGAAGCTTTAGATTACGGAACTCCTGAGACAACAAAAATATTTAAGAAGAATACTCCTGGCCAAAATATACAAGAAGGAGAAGGTAAGTATAAGGGAGAAACATGGGAGCAAGGATATAAAAGAAGAGTAGTTAAAACTACAGATCCAGAGCACCTTGAAAAAGGTTATAAATGGCGTATAATGGGAAAAGAAAAACCCAACATTTCAATTAAACTTTATAAAGAAAAACCAGATTTTAAAGAATATAGCAAACAAATGCAACGCGTGGCTGGTCACGAATTTGGAAAATAATACATAATGAAGAACCATAATTTTATAAATATAACACAGCTAATTAACCATGGGATTACTTAAATGAATATAAAGGAACAAGAAATTATCGAAAAATATCTATCTGAAGCAACAACTGCAGATTACGAAAAACTATCAACGTCAGAGTTAAAAGATCTTTTAGATATTTTTAAAAACGTTGGTAGATCATCAGCACAGCCTATATTAAAGGCACTTAAAGGTGAGTGGATGAAACGCTTAAAAAAAGAATCTAACCTTGATGAAGCAAAGGTAGTTCCATTTAAAGGTCTCGAACAAGCATGGTCTAGAACAGATGGAGACAAAGACAAGCAAGCCAAACTTATTAAGAAATACGATTTAAAGAAACTAATTTCAAGTGTTCGTCCCGGAGAAATTAAGCTTGGTATTAAAAATAAGCTATTAGGAACAACAAAGGCTGCAACTGCTGCTGGTTTAGATTCAGATGATCAGCTTATCTTCATTACAAATAATCCTCTTAAAATTATTTATCCTAAAAAGAGCGGTCGTCGTCCTGAAGGAGAAGAAATAAAAGAATCAGTAAAGGCAAAAGATCTCGATACTCTTCGACTCGAAAAGATGGTATCGTTAGTGATCAATGAAAACAATCAATCACTTATTGAAGCTTTTGTTGATTCTTCTAACATCGATATCACTACTTCACCGTCGAAGATACGCGAAGCTTATAAGGCATTTAATCTTACTGAATCAGCTAAAGTTATTCGTAAAGTTAGTAAAGAAACTGAACTTCATGAAGCATCAATGGCCGATATCAAAAAGGTTTTAGCTGCTGCTAAAAAGGCAGGTGCTGATATTAAAGGTAATAAAATCGACTTTGGTGAAGGATCACTAATTGGTGTATCTATCGAAAAGGGTAAGATCAAGTTCGATGGAGGTATGTCAACGGGAGTTGAATATTTTAATAATGCTAAGGATGCTATAATGGCATTTGAATCGGTTGATCTTGAAGAAGTTAAATGCCAAGTCACAAAAGAAGCGTATAAGATGTTCGAATCTAGTGCCAAGTGGATCATCTATGACAAGAAAACAGGAAAGCAACTAAGCCCGTCAAAGTCTTGGACAAAATGGCTAGGTGCTAAAATGGCTGCTGCTAAGATTGGCGGAAATGCTGAACCAGCTGACGCCGCATGGTATCAGGATAATAAAGCCAAGTTGATGGGAGAAGCAAATGATCTTGAAGAAGCATTAACTGATCTTGAAAGGACAAATATATTGACTTATGACGAGTATGATGAAGTTAAAAACTTCAAAAACTTTAATAAGAATGACTGGAAACGCAATGCAATCCAAAAGAAATACGTTAGAATTAAATCAGTTAAGGAATCAACTGATCTTGAAGAAGCAGTCAAATGGTGGACAGTTACTATCACTAAGAAAGCTGGTAAACTCTTTAAGGATCAAACAGTTGATGTTAAAGCACGTAACTCAGCTGAAGCTATTAAAAAAGGAATTAAACAAATGAAAGGTGATCCTTCATTAGTTCCAAGTGGTAGTGTAGATGCAGTGTTAGGTGAATCAACTGATCTTGAAGAAGCGAATAATAGACTTAAAGCTCACACACCCGCTGCGGCTCAAAGACTTATCAAGAAACTTAAGAATAAGTTTAGTGGATATAATTGGGATGATATGGTAAAAGGAGACGAAATCATTTATCCAAATGAACTATACATTATAAGATACATTAAAAAGCAACCAGAAGTTGCCAATATGAAAGAATCAACTGAGCTTGAAGAAGCTCCTACAGATAAGTATATGATGAAAGACATTAGTATGGCATTAAGGTCTGCTGGTATTGGAACTGCCAACGTCATAAAAGTAAGGAAACTGTTCAAAGGTAGCACTGCTGATGATAGGTATATGATGAAAGATATAAATTTGGCGCTAATGTCTGTTATTGGGCCTGCAAATATCAGAAAAGTGATCAAAGCATTAAGAGGTAGAGCTGTTAAAGAATCAACTGATCTTGAAGAAGCTACATTTTATAAACCAAAGGTCAATAGAGAAAGTGAGACCATAACATTTGTTAATGACGCTGAGGCGAAACAAGCAGAAAAGTTATTTACTTCAATGAAGTTAAAGGTCAAAAGAAGTGGTAAGAGAATTTCCTTTATTAATACTGCAGAATTTAAGTCTGCAAAATCTAAGGTAATGGAAGAGTCAACTCAACTTGATGAAGCCGACGCTGCGGACGGTGCAATGAAAGGTATTAAAGCTAAAGAAAGACTAAACTTCATTGATAATATAATGTCAACTTATGAAGGTAAGAGCTTAGCTTTTTATGAGAAAATGCTCAAAAAGAGTTCGAACTTTAAAGATGGAAAGCTTACACCTTATGAGCTATCCATTATTAAGAGAGAAATGAAGCGACAGAAACAAAAATCAGAATCACCCGATCTTGAAGAAGCAAAAAATGCTACAGTTCGCGAACTACGTCAAATGCTATTTAAAATCGATTCTAGCGCAGCTGATAAATTTAGGCATGAACTATTTAACATCTATAAACAAGATTCTCCTGCAACATCTGCACAAATTAAAAAGGCAAAAACAATTATTGGTAATAGATTTGGTAAAGATGCATTTGTGCAGCTTGAAGCTAAAAGCGATAAACAACAGGATATTGAATCACTTGAAAAGATGATTAAGAATCCTGATCCTCGAAGATTCAGCCAATATGGTGGTAAGGAAGGATATTTAAAAATGCTTAATTCTAAACTTGCTAAACTAAAAGCATAACATATTTAATATTCACAATGGGACAATATGACAATGAATAATATCGAAAAAAGTCGTTTAGATCGAATTGAGGAGAAGATTGATAGAATGGCCGAAGCCATCATTGCTCTCGCTCGGGCTGAAGAAAAGATAAGCAATCTAGATGAAACGACTCGAATTACTCTCAAACGATTAGTTGCTCAAGAAGAAAGACTGCGACAAGTCGAGAAAACTCAAGCAGATGCTGAAGGAACACTAAAGACTGTTAGATCGATTGCATGGACATTTGTTTCAGCTATAATTACTGGTCTTGGCGGAGCAATAATCTGGTTATTGGGTTTACCAGGTGATAAATAAACATTAACAAGAAAATAAACTAATATGAATTTAAATGACGACTTAACTCGCGAATTGGCTAAAGCAGCTAGTTCTATAATGTATAACGAAGCTGCTAAGCTAGATAAAGTAGATCCTAAAGCTGTAAAGGGTGACTTTGATGATCGTGAAGATAAAGATATTGATAATGATGGAGACACAGATAGCTCTGATGAATATCTTCATAAAAAACGTCAAGCGATTAGTAAAGCAATTAAGAAGGAGTCTGTCGACCTTGAAGAAGCATCGACGGCCGATATCAAAAAGGTTTTAGCCGCTGCTAAAAAGGCAGGTGCTGATGTTGAAGGAAATACAGCAGATTTTGGCCAAGGTGCAGTAGTTGATGTATCTATCGAAAAAGGTAAGATCAAGTTCGATGGTGGTTTATCAACGGGAGTTGAATATTTTAAAAATGTTAAAGATGCTATGATGGCATTTGAATCAGTTGATCTTGAAGAAGCTACTGAACTTTACAAGAAGGGGAAAATTACCCTCACTCAATTTGCAATGGGTAAAGGCAAAGGAGCAGGCCTACAGATTAATTACGGTATGAAATTCATTCAAATACCTAAAGAAGAGATTAAGCAATTGGCTCAAGGAATTGCGTATGTTACTAAATCAGTGTCACCGTTTAAAGAAGATGTCGAACTTGAAGAAGCAAGAGGTTTTCCAGAATCAAGCCAAGGCGCTAAAGCCGCTTATGATGCTGTAACTAGACTTACAGCATCTTTAAAAAGAGGTTCTAACTTAAATAAAGCCGTTAATAAAAAACTCGAAGGTAATTACGATCCTGAGTTTCGTAAAATGGAAAAAGCAATTGAAGAGATTTTATATATTCTTGACGAGATTGATCGTGAATATCAAACGTGAATATCAAATGGAAGATTAACACTAATATAAATAATATTTAACCAACTAATAATATGTCTAGAAAAAAGAAAAGTCAAATAGAAGAATCTACCGAATCACTCGTTGAAGAGGTAGAGGTTCAAATTCCAGTTGAAGAAACTGTTGAAGAATTAAGAGAAGTTGTTGTACCCGAAATCAAAGCTCCTCAGTCATTTCGCTCTTTAAAAGAAGCTAAGAGATACGTTAAAGAAAATGGAGGAAAGATTGTAGAAAAGGGTAGATTTTACGTTCGGTAATATATGAAGCTATTCTCTGAATTAAATAATGATAATTTTGAATTATACGCCGCTAAACATTATCGCAATTCTTCGTGTCTTTCTGTCGAAGAATTTTATGATGATTTAGCACGGTTTAAATATGTTTTACGTCTTTTGCGTAAATATAATGATACTGGTATTATACAAGAGCGATTAGTCTTAAACCACATCATTGTAATCTATAACGTATTTGAAATTCATGCTGCAAATAGGATGATGTTTTATCGAATAGATCAAGAACTATGGCCATATTTAAAACCATTCTTAATCTATTTAAACTATTTACCAGAAGATAATAAATACAATCACGTATTAATAGACTTAAATATAGCTAAAAAACTACAAACAATATAATGGGACTACTTAGAGCAGGAGATTTTTTCTATTCACTACGATTTCTTCGTTTGTTGACCACTCCGTGGAATAAAACAAATGCGTATAAAGAAGGAATTATAGACGAGAATGGTAAAGTAATTAAGAAACCTGAAACATCAAGGGAAAAAGAGGTATATAACACCTTTCATAAATTGGTGTATAATATAAAGAGACTCTTAAACAAAGTCCCATTTGGTAAGTCGACACTGGCATCTTATGCGGCTGCACTTTATCTTGTTAAAGAAAATTCGAATATGTCTAATGTAGTTATGTCGAAAATACTTACTGAAGCAACGGGTGTTAATGTTAATAAAATTGATCTGTGTGAAGAAACCGAAAATTTATGGTATCTCAATGAAGAGAATGGCCACATACAAGAATCAACTTATACACTTGTTAGAGATATCGCTATTCCCTCTACTGGAGATGTATTAGCTGTTAAAGGTAGTCGCGTAATTGTAAAAGAACATGCACCTATTGATAATATTTTTGGTATTGCAGTATTCGAGGGATTACATATAAAAACACAACAGAAAATTTATATAACTCAAGGAGATATCATTCGATGATTAATGATCAAGTAACTACTGGTTCGGTGGCAATCGTAGATCGTCCACTCGGAATAAAGAATAAAACTAAATATAAAGACTTTAATGTTCCATCTGACATCTTTCGCAGATTTGACACTGGAAGAAATAAGTTCGAACGTTGGTCTAAATACTTAAATTTGGAAGATGAAAATCAACGTGCAATATATTCCTACGCTAAGAAGAATAGAAAATCAGTTATCGTTTTAAGAGATGAGGAAACTGGTGCTATGAGATGTATTAGACGTAAGGCAAAAAACGAATAATTTTAATTATTTTAATTTTATTTACTTTTTTAAGCCTTTAGTATAATATATACCTTATAAACCAATAAACTCATTTAATGATATTCGAAGAACAAATCTCGCGTAAACCCGATCACTATCCTTGGACAGAGGACTTTATTACAGCCATGCACAATGGGTTTTGGACCGATAAGGAGTTCAATTTCCAATCTGATATTCAGGATTTTAAAGTTAATTTAACCGATAAAGAACGAGATATGGTCACTCGTTCTTTATCTGCCATTGGACAGATTGAAGTCGCGGTTAAGACATTCTGGGCAAAAGTAGGAGAAAATCTACCGCATCCATCTATCACAGATCTTGGCTATGTTATGGCTAATGTTGAGGTGATTCATAACAATGCATATGAGAGACTTCTTGATGTTCTTGGAATGGAAGATATCTTTGAAGAGAATCTTAAGCTTGATATTATTCACAATCGAGTAAAATACCTTCGTAAGTATCTTCACAAATATTATAAGGACTCAAAGAAACAATACGTCTATTCCTTGATTCTCTTTACATTGTATGTAGAGAATGTTTCCTTGTTTAGTCAGTTTTATACAATTAATTATTTTAATCGCTTTCGTAATCTATTAAAAGATACTGCTCAACAAGTGGCATATACATCAAAAGAAGAATTGATTCATGCTATGGTTGGAATGAAACTCGTGAATACAATTCGTAAAGAATACCCAGAATTATTTGATGACGAATTGATTGATCGTATTCGTTCTGAATGTATTGAAGCATATAATGCTGAATCAAAAATCATTGAGTGGTCTGTGAATGGATATCAGTCCGAACACCTTTCAACTCCTATTCTACAAAACTTTATTAAGAATCGTTTGAATGATTCTCTTACTCAAATTGGAATTGAGCCAGTGTTTTCTGATGTTGATCAAGAGCTTTTAGAGAAGACAGAATGGTTTGATGAGGATGTGTTGGGAAATAATGCAACTGATTTCTTTTACAAACGCCCGACAGAATATTCGAAGAAAGACAAATCATACGACGAAGACGACTTATTTTAAAGAGATATATACATTATGGAAAAATACTATTGGTTAAATGAAGATTCGCGCAAGTTTCTTGAACGCGGTTACCTAACAAGTGATCAATCACCAGAAGAGCGAATCACTGAGATTGCTAAAGCTGCACAAAAAAAATTAAAGATAAAAGGCTTTGCAGAGAAATTTGAAGAGTATATGTCCTATGGATGGTATTCTTTATCGTCACCTATTTGGGCCAACTATGGTCTAAAAAGAGGATTGCCAATTTCATGCTTCGGCTCTTATGTTGATGATACATTAGAAGCTATCTTAACAAAGCAAGCTGAAGTCGGAATGATGACTAAGATGGGTGGAGGAACTTCTGCGTATTTTGGAGATCTTCGTGAGAGAGGAGCAGAAATTTCTGCTGGTGGTAAATCAAATGGTCCAGTTCACTTTATGGAATTATTTGAGACAGTCACAAATGTAGTTTCTCAGTCTAACGTTCGAAGAGGTTCATTCGCGGCTTATATGCCCATTGAGCATAAAGATATTCTAGAATTCTTACAGATTCGTAGCGATGGCAACCCAATTCAAAATCTATCTATTGGTGTTACAATATCTGACGAATGGATGAAGTCAATGGTTGATGGTGATAAAGATAAGCGCAAGATATGGGGTAAGGTGATTCAAAAGAGATTTGAATCTGGTTATCCATATTTGTTCTTCTCTGACACAATGAATAAGAATGCACCGCAGGTTTATCAAGATAAAGGTAAGAAGATTTATGCATCTAATCTTTGTTCTGAAATCGCTCTTTCATCAAGTAATGATGAGTCATTCGTGTGCAATCTATCGTCAATGAATCTTCTTCATTATGATCAATGGAAAGGAACAGATGCTGTCGAGGTGTTAACATTCTTTCTTGATGCTGTCATGTCTGAGTTCATTAGTAAGACTGAAAATATCCCTTATATGGAGGCACCACGAAAGTTTGCTGAAAGACAAAGAGCACTTGGTATTGGTGTACTTGGATGGCATTCTTATCTACAGTCAAAAATGATTGCCTTTGAAAGTTTTGAGGCAAAACAATTAAATGCTGATATATTCTCATATATAAAAAAGGAATCACATCAAGCATCTCAAATCATGGCAGAGAAATACGGAGAGCCAGAATTGCTTAAAGGATATGGTTTGCGTAATGTCACCACTATGGCGATTGCACCCACTACATCAAGTTCATTCATTCTTGGACAAGTATCTCCAAGTGTTGAGCCTTTAAATTCAAATTACTTTGTAAAAGATTTGGCAAAAGGTAAATTCACATATAAAAATCCACATCTTGAAATACTTCTTATAAAGCATAATAAGAATGATCGTCCAACATGGAAATCAATTCTCACGAATGGTGGCTCTGTTCAACATTTAGATTTTCTTACAGATGAAGAAAAAGATGTTTTTAAGACGTTTGGTGAAATCTCACAAAGAGAAATTATTACTCAAGCAGCTATTCGACAAAATTTTATAGATCAAGCTCAAAGTATTAATTTGATGATTCACCCAAAAACTCCAGCAAGAGAAGTAAATCAACTTCTTATCTTTGCTTGGGAACAAGGTGTTAAGACTTTATATTATCATCGCGGCACTAATCCATCTCAAGAACTATCTCGTAACCTACTTAACTGCTCATCCTGCGAAGCATGATAAACGAAACACAATATTGCCCTCACTGTACATCACAATACACTGTTCGATATAGAGAACAAGACGTTGATGAAGATCTTGTTCCATCTTTTTGTCCATTCTGTGGTTCTGAGAACTACGGTGAAGAAGAGATAATTGATGAAGATGAATATGAAGAATAGCGGTAATATTATATAAATATATGTATGTGTGTAGTCGCAATAAAATATCTCAAAGATCATGGTTGGGTTGGAGCAAAAAATCGTGATCGAAACTATAAGGCAGAGGTAGAGATTGTTCAGAGCAATCGTCATGATGTTCAGCGTCTATATATCGATGATAAATTAAGTCGATGGAGCGAAGGTGTAAATGAATATGGTGTTTCAATTATATCCGCATCATTCTCTGTAAAAAGTGATGAGAAAGAAGGCGATAAGATTATTCTTAAACGTAAAAATAAGCGTGATCAATATGGCTATTATTCTCCAGATGGAAGAGCTATTCGTAAAGCTCTTTTAATGAAGACGCCTAAAGAAGCTTTAAACGTATTAATTCAACACAATCTTGCCGGAGCTACATATGTCTTTAATGAAAAAGATTGTTATATCCTTGAAGGCGGTTTCACCATAAAAAAAGATGATGCTACTAAAGATAATCCTCGTGAATATCAATACAAAGTAAAGCATCTTTCGCCTAATGAAGATGAATGTTCTTGTAGAACTAATCATGGAATTATGATGCCGCAGCTTGGCTATCATGAAAATCCTACTGATCCAAGACTAGTCAAATCCAGAAAGAGTAGCGAAAAGAGATTAGAGTATGCCACAAAGGCTATTTCATCAGAAATCACTGAACCTGGAGAATTAATGGATTTATTGGCCAAGTGTCCAGATAAAGATCAATTCATGAATCCACTTCGAGTTGGTAATGTTAATAAAGGTGATATGGTAACAACGGGTCAACTTCTAATCATTCCTAAAGAAAGAACTCTACACTATCGACCAATATTTTCAAAGGTTAAATTTGATTATAATCGTCTCAGCGGTCCAGATTCAAAAACTTTCTTTGAAATTATTTCTTCTCGAAAACTACTCTCATTCAAAGATTTCGTAGAGAATAAATAACTTCATGTGGAGTTATAATGGTGAAGAATTTACGTCTGAAATGATTGAGGATAATGTAGGCTTTGTTTATATGGTCACTGACAAGGAAATAGGCATGAAATATATCGGAAAGAAGAATTTCTTCTCAAAGGTAACTAAGCCACCATTAAAAGGAAAAAAGCGCAAACGTAGATCAATTAAGGAATCAGATTGGAAAACATATTGTGGTTCAAGCGAGACTGTCAAATCTCTCGTTGAAGAAAATGGTTTAGATCATTTTGAACGAGAGATATTGCATCTATGTAAGAGTAAGGGAGAAATGAACTATATTGAGCTTCGTGAACAGGTTATGCGGGATGTCATATTAAAACCTAAAGAATATCACAACGCTTTCGTTGGTGGGAAAATTCACCGCAATCACCTTAAAGCACTATGGAAGTAATATTGTTGTTTACAAAGTGAATTATTTTTAGTATAATCTATACTAGATTTAACAATAAAATGAGAAATATATTATGATAATTACAGACTATTCAGGAATTGCTATTGCGTCCTACTTTTCACAGGCTAAAAGAGGCGGCGATATGTTATCGGAAGATTTAATTAGGCATCTTATTCTTAATAGCATTCGTATGTATAATATGATGTTTAGAGAAGAATATGGACAAATGATAATCGCATGCGATGGAGGATCATGGCGTAAAGAAGTCTTTAAGGAATATAAGGCTAATAGAAAGAAGTCTCGAGATTCCGATACAATGGATTGGGAATCTTTTTTCGGAGTTCTTACTAAAGTTCGAAACGAGATTAGCGAAAACCTTCCATGGATGGTTCTTCATTTCAATAATGTTGAAGCAGATGATATCATTGCGACACTCGTTAAAGAAACACAAGAGTTTGGTAAAAATGAAAAGGTCATGATTGTTTCAGCAGATAAGGATTTTATCCAATTGCATAAATATTCGAATGTAAAACAATACTCTCCAATGAAGAAGAAACTTATTTCTGAAGATAATCCAATTAATTACATTCGTGAACATATTTTTAGAGGAGATTCAAGTGATGGTGTTCCAAATGTATTAAGTAAAGATGATGTATTTGTTGTAGATGGCGAACGTCAAACTCCTCTAAGCAAAAAGAAAATACAGGAATGGCTAGATAATTATGATAATCTTGATACAATAATGCCTGAACAAATTTATCGAAACTATCAACGAAACCAAAAGGTTATTGACTTAGACTTTATTCCTACGAATATTACAAACCAAATCACTGAAACATATAATAATACAAAAATAGCTCCGAAGATGAAGGTATTAAATTACTTAGTCGTTAATCGTCTAAATAATCTAGTGTCATCTGCTTCAGACTTTTTTCCACATGAAAACAAATAAAGAAAAACTACTACATGAGCTTTTTGAAGAAGTTCAAGAAGCCAAAACTCGCGAAGATCGTATCAAACTATTTAAAGAGAATGATACATTTGTACTAAGGACTATCCTTCAACTTGCTTATAATAAGTCTATTGAACTGGATTTTCCTTTAGGAGCACCTCCTTTTACAGTCAATAAAAATCCAACTGGCTTAGAACCAGTTAGACTGAAAAACGTAATTAAACCACTTGGTAGTTGTGTAAAGGGTAACGGTATTGCTGGATTTAAGAAGGAAAAGATTCTAATTGGTATTCTTGAAGCGATTCATGAAAAAGATGCTGAGATTATTATCGCAGCAAAGGATAAGAAACTGAGTAAGCTCTATAGTAAAATTACTGAAAATCTTGTTGAAAAGACCTTTCCAGCACTGATAAAATAAACATGTACAAATAATATAATTAGTGGTATAATTATATCTTAATTATGAATATCTTCGCATTATCTCCAGTACCCGAAGTCGCGGCCAAATGGCACTGTGACAAACATGTCCCAAAAATGATTGTAGAATCAGGTCAGATGTTATCTACAGCTCATCGTATTCTCGATGGAACTATGGATCGTCGACCTTCCAAGTCAGGTAAAACAATGTCCAAGTATTGGGAACTACGAGATAATCGCGAAGATGTTCTATATAAAGCAGTTCATGTTGGACATCCTTGTACAGTTTGGACAATGGAGTCACATATGAATTATAAGTGGCACTATAATCTCTTCAAAGAATTGTGCAAAGAATATACATATCGATATGGTAAGCAACATCTAACTGAAAGAGTATTACTTAATATTCTTAAAGATCCACCAAAAAATATTAAAAAATCATATATGACATCATACGCACTTGCTATGGGTTCTAACCCCGAATGTATGGACCATGACGATCCTATTGGTTCATATCAAAAATTCTATCAAACAAAACAAAAACGCTTCTCAATGAAGTGGACTAAAAGAGAAACACCACATTGGTTTAAAACACTATGACATACGATTACTATTGCGATAAATGCGAAAAGACATGGGAAGAAGTTCATTCTATTGCTGAACGTGACACACCAGTTGGAAAAGATTGTGGTTGTGGAAAAGGCGGAAATGTAAAAAGAGGTGTGTGCGCTCCAGGGTTATCCTATCAAGGTTCTGTATCAGCGATTCGGAAAGCTGGATCTGGTTGGAATGATGTACTAAAGGGGATTAAAAAGGCTTCTGGCTCGGGAACAAATATTGATCATTACTGAAATGAATGTATGTAAAAAACAAAAGAAAAATCGAAAAAATCATTCTAACGATTTTGATCCTTTTGAGCAAAAGCGCAAAAGAGCTAATAAATTTAATCGCAACAAAAGAAAAAATAGAGGAGATTTTTTGAATCAATATGATTATGAATCTTACCTTGATAATATAGATTATTATGATAGACCTAATACGATCGAAGACTTTTAAACATAAAAGTGTTAAACTTGAATATGATGATCTAAATGCTGAAACAAATGAAAACGGCAAGAGATTATATACAACTCCAGATGGAGAATCATATCCTTCAATTACCACTATTCTTGGTTACTTTAAAAAAGCTTCTATCATTGAATGGAGAAAGCGTGTAGGAGATGAGGAAGCGAATCGAATAAGTCGACATGCATGTACTCGTGGTAATGCGCTACACAATACTGTTGAGCGGTATATTAATAATGAAGAAGATTTTCTTCAAGGAGAAAATATGCCACATGTTTTACAGCTTATTAAAGCTGCTAAAGAAGTATTGGATGAACGTTTGGGTACAGTTGTTCTACAAGAATGTCCACTTTATTCGACACAGTTGAAAACGGCTGGAAGAGTAGATTTGATTGCAGAATTCGATGGCGCATTATCTATCGTTGACTTTAAAACTTCGAATAGAGTAAAAACGCTCGAAGACATTGAAGATTATTTTATTCAAGCTTGTGCATATTCAGTAATGTTTGAAGAGCGAACTGGAATATCAATTGATCAATTAGTAATTCTAATGGTAGTTGATGGTTCAAGCGAACCTCTTATTTTCATTGAAAAAACAGATAATTGGCTTGAAAAAATGGTCAACAAAATTGTTAAATACCATGCTGAAAACCCTAGCTGAATATATCCTACATTTAAAGGATGCGATGCCTTTAGATATGTGTGAGAAGCTAATCGAGACATATGACTCTGTTAGCCATTCTGATCCTAATTATATAAAACGTGAGAGTAAGATCTTTGACTTTGCTGAGATCAATATGCTTGATCATGAGGCTTTTACCGAGTTTCGTGAACCGATGGGTGAATTGATGAGAGCCGTGAATAACTTCTATATGGATAAGACACATAATGCACTTCGCGATAAGTTAGTGTGCTATGAGCCAATGAAGGATTATGAAGCTCCACGAATCAAGAGATATGAGCCTAATCAGGGAATCTTTGATTGGCATATCGATGCTGCTGATCAGGCATCTTCGAAGAGAGCAGTGGTCATGTTTTGGTATCTCAATGATGTTGCTGAAGGAGGGGAAACGATCTTCGATATCGGTGACGAAGTGGCTATAAAGCCCAAAGCTGGATCAGTTGTGTGTTTTCCTCCAACGTGGCAGTACCCACATAAGGGTGCTATACCAATCTCTGGACCTAAATATGTCATATCATCATACGTCTGGTTGCCACTAGATCATCCAATGTGTGATTAATTTTGTGATTTTTTCAATCAATTTTCGAAAAAGTGCATAAGTGATTGATAGTCAATAGTATAATATCTGTGTACAAATGTACTGCGATATGGTATAATATATACATAATCAAGCTAAAAGTTATGAATATTACAGAAAAACTATTCTTCGAATCACACATCACATATTCCAACTATACCGAAAATGTAGTTACTGCTGGAGTATGGATTGGTAAAGGTATTAATGACGTTCTCGAAGCTCAAGGAGCTAACAAAATGGAAGCAGCAAATGCTCTCTACAAAAAATTTGAGGCTGGTAATTACACACTTTTTTAATTATGAAAACACTAAAAGAAATCACACTCTCCAGCTTAGTTGGAATCTTAATTGGCCTTGTAGCTTATATTGGTCTTTGCCTTGCAGTCCCTGCATAATATGACTTATCGATATAAATCTCGTCTTGAACGTAAAGCTCCGCTTTTCCAAAAGATATTATTAAAGCTAAATAAAATATATAATGCACACAAACTCAAATAGACATAGAATGCACGAAAAGAACTTACCTTATAAAGAAGGCGACTATGTTTGTTATAAGTGTGGAGACAATATGATTGGTCAAGGTGAAATTTTCAAAATCTTTGAAAATCAAGATGAAGTCATTGTAAAATTCGGTAATGGTGGAGGAGGATTAGAGTATGTCCATAAATCTCGAATTATTATCGACCGCAAAACATGATAAATATGAAATCAACGATCGACTTTAACTTTGATCAATTTGTTTTAATTGATCAAAATAAAACTGAGCATATCCTCACGATTAAGGAAGCTCTTAAAATACGTTATAGAAACAATATAGTTATAACTGATTCTGCAAAAGATCGGTTTGACGATATAGATTATGACATGGCAATTGCACATTACTTGGGAGAATTAGAAGAATAAATTATGATTATATTAACTGACTGTGATGGAGTCCTTTTGAATTGGGCTCAAAGTTATCATTGGTGGATGCACCGTAAAGGATATCGAGTAGCCAATCCTACGGCGTATGAGATGGATAAACACTATGGAATTCCTCGTGAAGAATCAAAGGAATTGTGTAAGACATTCTGCGAATCAGCTGCAGTTGGTTTTCTTCCACCTTTACGAGATGCTGTTAAATATGTCCGTAGGCTACATGAAGAATGTGGTGTAGTTTTCCACTGCATTACCTCTATGAGCGATGATCCGTGGGCGATTAAGCTTCGCGAACAAAATCTTACTCGAATCTTTGGTGAAGGAGTCTTTGAGAGAATCGTATGTCTTCCATGTGGTGCTGATAAGAATGAAGCGCTCGAAAGATATCGTGATTCAGACTTCATGTGGATTGAAGATAAACTTGAAAACGCAAATCTTGGAGCAGAAATGGGACTTAATAGTTTCCTTTTAGATCATATCTATAATAGAGATAATACTCTTAACGAAAACGTGACACGCGTAGAAAACTGGAAGGAAATCTATCTTCATGTGGCTTGAGAACTTACTTGGCATTATTTACAACATTTGCTTTATCGGATGCTTTTGGCCTCAGATTTACAAATCAATAAAGACTCAATCAGTTGAAGACGTAAGCATTATGCTTTGTTTTATGTCTATCATAGGATATTGCGCGGCTCTTGGATATGCGCTAATGAAATTTGGATTTGACTATTGGCTTTGCATCAACTACATTCTAAGTGGAATATCTGTTATTGCCATGATTGGTGTATACTATCGATATAAAAAGTGATAAAAAATGCATTTTTATCTAGTTGGTTACCAACAACTTAGATGACTTAAGGGCTTGAGGGCTGAAAATAACAGTTCACGTAATGTGTTTCTTATGGTATAATAGTATCATAATCAAGTTAGGAACAATTATGAAAATCAAATACATCATCGATACTCCCTACGAGGGAAAATTCACCCTCACCGATGCCAGAGATGGTGATCACAATGAGATTTCCGAAAAGACTGCAAGATTGCTTCTTGATGGGCCTTCCTTTGGTGAGACTTTTTTCTCCGCAAAGGCTGATGTCGCTCTTCGAAGCGTTGATCAAAGGGAAATCTTTCCTGGCACGAATAACACGTTGAGTGAACTTACTGTTAAGGCTTAATTATGAAAACACTAAAAGATATCATCCTCGCTTCCCTTGTAGGAGCAGCTATCGCGGCTATGGCTTATATTGGCCTTACTCTTTCAATCCCTGCCTAATAAATTTATGAAAAAACTAAGTGACACATACAAGGAATTGGGGATTGATTTTACTTTTCCTATTGAGATTAAAGATGCTAACGGCAATGATACCTACTATGAGGAAAGCGATGGCTTATGGATTAGGTGGGAATACGACGAAAGGGGCAACCAAACCTATTGCGAGTGCAGCGATGACTATTGGAGCAAGTGTGAATACGATTCCGACGGTTACGTAACCTACCGCGAGGATAAAAGTGGCTACAAGAAAGGCACACCTCGCGGACAATCCTGTGCTGGTAAGGTTATCGAAGTAGATGGTAAGAAATATAAGCTAACTGAACTATAAATCATGGAAACGGCCACAAATATTTTAATCTTCACAGTCGTATTACTGTTCTGTGTTTTTATTGGTTGTATCGCTTTTAATATATTATGAGCATCATATCTGAAAAAGTAGAAAAACATTTTCCATCTCATACTGACATCGGTATGGAGGTCGAAGGAATCGTCCACGCTAATGCGTTCTTTGATGAATATCAGCACAACCGCGAAACACTCGACGATTTGATTGCTGACCTTATTCAATAT